GAGCAGTCACCTGATCTTAACAAACCAACGGCGATTACTCTTCCAAGAATGTCGTTTGAGTTTACAGGACTTACTTACGATCCCTCCAGAAAAGTAACAACTACTCAACAGTTTACGGTTAAAGATCCTGACGACGGAACAGAAACTAAAAAGGCATTCATGCCAGTTCCATATAACATGAATTTTGAACTGGCAATCATGACCAAGTTAAATGATGATGCTCTTCAAATCGTTGAACAGATTTTACCGTACTTTCAACCAGCATATAACCTTACAGTTCAACTAGTATCAACAATTCAAGAAAAGAAAGATGTTCCTGTGGTTCTTGAAAATATAACCATGGAAGATGACTATGAGGGAGATTTTACAAAGAGAAGAGTCTTACTTTACACTCTGAGATTTACTGCAAAGACATACCTGTTTGGTCCTGTTTCTTCTGCAACGAAGGATATCATCAAGAAGGCAACTATCAATTACCTCACAGGCACAGATACTTCAAATACCACAAGAGCACTTACTTATTCTGTCGAACCAAGAGCAATCAAAAATTACACAGGTGATGCAGTCACTAACCTGGCAGATGATGTCACTAAGACTGCTAAGACAATCAGCGTTGATAGTGCAAGTGGTTTGAGTGAGAAAACTTATGTTGATTTGAATGGAGAGACTATCTTCATCAAATCGATTGACGGCACTAAAATCTCTGTTCTTAGAGGTCAATATAATACTGCTGCAGTCACCCACGTCAAAGGTGATGGCGTATTCGTGATTGACTCCGCAGATAATGCTCTTATTGAAGAAGGTGATGACTTTGGATTTAGTGGCACTCTGACTGGAGGATTTGACGGATTATGAGTTTTAACGATTTAAACGAAACATTCAATGTTGAGGGTGAAGTAGTTCTTCCTGAGGTTTCTCCCATCAAACCCAAAAAGATTACTGCTCAAGTTGATGACATTAAAAAGGATTATGAGTATACAAGAGGTAATTTATATTCTATAATTGAAAAAGGTCAAGAAGCAATTAATGGTATTCTTGAATTAGCACAAGAATCTGATCAACCTCGTGCATATGAAGTTGCAGGACAACTTATTAAGAGTGTTTCTGATGCCACAGATAAGTTGATGGATCTTCAGAAAAAACTGAAAGACGTTGAAGAAGATAAGCAAGTTCGTGGTCCGTCAACAGTAAATAATGCTTTGTTTGTCGGATCAACTGCAGAATTAGCAAAACTATTGAAGGAAAAGGATAAAAAATGAGTGGAGATTTAGGTGATTTTTTCTCACTTATAGGTAAAGCAAAACAAGAGAAGGAGGATGAATTTCGCTCTCTTGTTGGTGAGATTGACATTGACTCAATTTTTAAAGAAACAAAAAAGTCACTGAAAGAAGACAAAAAGAAAAAGAAAAAAATAGAAAAACAAGCAAAAGCACTTGAATCATGGTTATACTCCGAGACTAAGCAAGAAGAAAAAATTGAAACTGAAGATGATAAAGAAGTTGTTAATGAAATACCAGAACCACTTGAATCATCTGAACCAGTTGTAGAAGAGCAAGAAGAGCAAGAAGAACCTGAAGAAATTTCTGAAGAGATAGAGGAAATTCCAGAGGATACAGTTGATCACGCATTAAAAATTCTTGAGACAATAAAATCGAAGGAAGAGGTTCAAGAAAATGTTGGTGATCCAGAGATTATTAAGATTAGAAGAGAATTAGAATATCTTAAAAATCTTGTAAATGCACAAGGTGGTGGTGGCGAAGTTCGCCTTGAGTTTCTTGATGATGTAGATAGGGATACAGCTTTAGTAAATGGTAAGTTCCTTAAATATGATTCTTCCTCAGGTAAATTTGTAGGAGCCTCAGGGGGTGCTGGATCTCAAAGTTTAGATGATACACTAGGAATAGGGAATACATCTGATGTTGGCATGAGTGTGGGTGTTGTCACAGCAACATCTTTCAGCGGTAATGGTATTGATCTAACGGGTATTGTAACTTCTATTGTTGCTGGATCTAATGTAACTATTTCTGGTGCAACTGGAGCAGTAACTATTAATGCCTCAGGTGGAGGCGGAGGTGGTAGTATTGCCGGTATCGATACCACAGGCACTTCATTCTTCAATCAATTAAGTATTTCTGGAGTTGCTACAGCAACTTCTTTTGTTGGAAGTTTGACAGGATCTGCTAGTAGTTTGAGTGGAGTATCGTCAAGTTTCCTTCTTGACTATAACAACTTTAGCAATACACCCACGATTCCAACTAACAATAATCAGTTAACAAATGGTGCTGGATTCATTACCACATCATTTACTAATACCAATCAGTTAACAAATGGTGCTGGATTCATTACCACATCATTTACTAATACCAATCAGTTAACAAATGGTGCTGGATTTATTACTGCTGGCGATAATATTACAGGAACTGCTGCTGGACTTAGCGGTAATCCTAACATAGTAATTGGTATAACCACAATAAGCACCGGTATTGGAACGGTTCGTGTAGGAGCAGGAGATACAACTTTATTTGTGGATGGTAATGCAAGAGTTACAGGTATTTTAACAATTGGAACTGGATCTATTACACTCGATCCAACTTCTAAAAAAATTGAGGGTATTGATGAAATTATAATTGGTACTGCAAACACCATCACAATAAAACAAGACGCCAAAGGTGAGATTGAGTTTACTGATTCTGAGGGAACTCAGAAATCTGTTGGTATTGGAACCACAGTTTCTATTAACACATCCGGCATTATAACCGCAACTACTTTTGTTGGTAGTCTCACAGGATCTGCTACTAGTCTAAGTGGGGTATCGTCAAGTTTCCTTCTTGATTATAACAATTTTAGCAATACACCTACAATTCCAACTAACAATAATCAGTTAACAAATGGTGCTGGTTTTATTACTACATCATTTACTAATACTAACCAACTGACTAATGGTGCTGGATTTGTTACCTTTACGAATAATAATCAGTTAACAAATGGTGCTGGTTTTATCACTACATCATTTACTAATACTAACCAACTGACTAATGGTGCTGGGTTTATTACCTCTAGTGATGACATCTCAGGAACTTCTGCAGGATTAAGTGGTTCTCCAAGTATTACCGTAAATGCAATATCAGCAACTTCTGCAGAATTCTCAGGTAACGTTACTATTGGTGGCACTTTAACTTATGAGGATGTAACTAATATTGACTCTGTAGGTCTTGTAACAGCGCGAATTGGAGTAAATGTAACTGGTGGACAAATTGCTGTTGGTGCTGCATTCTCTGTTGGTCAGGCAGGTGTTGTAACTGCCACAACTTTTGATGGAAATTTGGCAACAAGTAATCTTACAGGAACTATAACTAATGCACAGTTAGCAGGTTCTATTGCGAATGCCAAGTTAGCAAACTCTAGTATTGCTATTGGTGGTATCACCTTTAATCTAGGTGATACTGATGCTACTCCGGCATTTGACTTGTCTGATGCTACTGATTATCCATTTACAAGTCTTACAGGAATTACAACAGTTATTTCTGGAGACACTACACCTACCCTTGGTGGAACATTAGAAACTAATGGGAATATAATTCAGTTTGGTGATAGTTCTGGTGCTACTGACGATAGATTGCAGTTTGGTGATGGTGATGACCTACAAATTTATCATGATGGAACTAATAGTTATATTGAGGATACTGGAACTGGTCGATTAATTATTAGAGGATCTAGTAATGTAGATATTAGAGATACACTTGGTAATACTCATGCAAGATTTAAAGAAGGATCTTCTAATAATTCTAGAGTAGAACTTTATTATAATAATTCTGTAAAATTTGAAACCACAAACACTGGAGTTTCGATAACTGGAACTGCAAGTGCAACTACTTTTGTCGGTGCTCTTACAGGATCTGCTACTAGTTTGAGTGGAGTATCTTCAAGTTTCCTTCTTAACTATAATAATTTCACTAATACACCTACAATCCCAACCAATAATAATCAACTCACTAATGGTGCTGGTTTTATTACT